GTCTTTTTTTCAGCGTCTGAGAACTCAAGATCTTCCGCTTCTACGTCTTGCTCCCACTCATTAGCTCCAGCCATAACTAAATCAAGATGAGCAATATCGAACTCAATATCTTGAAAGTCAACAAAAGCTTCTCCCTCATTCTCAAGGTAATATTCTTCAGAACCTTTTGCCACATCCTGATCAGCAGCACGGTAAGATTTTTTAACTTTGCCACCCCTAACCATTTTAAGAAACATGTTAACGCGAGCCATAGCCCACTGACCACGGGTTTTCCCGGGTCTGTGGCTAGAAGAGAAAGCTCCAGCACCACGACGATAAATTTTCTTAAGCTGGCCTAGTGTGACTTTTTTGGAATTTTTTTCGTTATGCTCTTTTACTTTATTCTTGAGAGAAGTGATGATTTTGTCAGAAAAGGTAATAGATCCACCTTTTTTACCAGCGGAACCTGATTTATTCTTGCTAGATCCAGACTTCTTTTCAGAAGGTTTAGCTGGAGTTTGAGCAGAACTCTTAGGACCGCTTCTTTTTGCGGCTTCCATTTCCTGAATTTTTCTTGAAAAATCTAATTCCATCCTATTAGCCTTTACACATTTTATTGAAAAAAATGAAATTATCCTTCACAAGATTTACATTCCATCATAGATCTTGCTAATTCTTGACTTGGATTAGCACTTCTTTGGTAGTAGAAACCCTTTAACCCATTCTCCCAGCCATAAATCATTAACTCACTAACTTCTTTTGCGGGAATTTTCGGAGACACCATGATATTCAGAGATTGCCCTTGGTCAATATACTTTTGTCTTTGGGATGCTTGAATAACAATTTCTTTTTGGCTTATTTCTCCAAAAGTCTTGAAGATGTCTTTTTCTTCGTCCGAAAGGAAGAGTAAATGTTGGACGGAGCCGCCAGTTTCAAGGATGCTCATCCAAGTGTCTTGATTATCCTGACCCTTTTCAGATAGGAGTTTTTTGAGGTAAGGGTTTTTAAAGGTGAATTTTCCTTTAGCTAGATTTTTGGTGAAATAATTACCATTGAGAGGTTCGATAGATGGAGAAACCTGACCCAAGATAAACGAGCTACTTGTGGTTGGAGCAATAGCTAGGGTAGTCGTATTTCGACGGCCATACCCTTCACAATACATAGGCTCCCCTAAACCTCGCGACAATTCTGCTGTCGCTTCATCCGCACGATTACGAATAGTCTTCCAAATAGAACTATTTTGCATTTTAGCCTCCATACTTTCGAAGCTAATCATCTTGCTTTGTAGATAAGAGTGCCAACCAAGAACCCCCATTCCCAAAGCTCTGTGACGCTTCGCAAAGTTATGAGAAGATTCCATGAAGGGAATGCGCTTTGTTTTTAGAATATACTCTTCCATTACTGCATCAAGAAACGCTACTAATGTCTCAACAGCATCAGTCTTTACAATATCATCCCATCTAACTAGATTCAGAGAGGATAAACAACAAACAAAAGATTCATCTTCTTTGGATGGCAAGCTGATCTCATTACAAAGATTAGAAGCATATATCTTCATGTCTTTATCTCGATAACATTCTGGCGCGTTATTGTTAGCGGTATCTTGGAAGAATAAGTATGGATAACCAGTTTCAAACTTCTTCTTGATAACTAAAGCCCAAATCTGACGCTTCTCAGAGTCACCCCCAATCATTGATTTCATCCATTCGTCTGTAATGGTGACACCAAAAGACATATCTTGGATTGCATTGCCCTCACTCTTGATACGAAGAAACTCTTTTACGTCAGGATGTTCGATAGGTAGGTAAGCCGCGAAAGAGCCGCGACGAACATTACCTTGAGAAACAACAGAAGCAACCTTATCAAATAGCTCCATAAAATGGACTGCCCCAGAAGACTCACCACCAGAATTAATTGATGCTCCACGTTCGCGAAGATCGCCAAAGTAAGCGGAAGTTCCCGACCCATGCTTAGTTTGCATACCCACCTCACACTGTTTAGCTAAAATGCCATCCATCTTGTCAGGAACATAAACTCCATTACAAGATATGGGTAGACCTCGATCACGACCAAAATTAGACCAAACAGGAGAAGCTAAGGAGTAAAACCCCTGCTTCATGTAACCCTCAAACTTATCAGCAAACCCGTCTATACCTAGATATACTTCGGCGGTCTCTGCAATATCACGAATTCTCCGCTCTGGAGTTTCACCTTTTTTTAGATAGCCCCTCTCAAGAAATAATCTTGAGTCATCATTTAGCCAATAGTAATTAGTCATTTAGAACAAGTCGTCTGCGTTGAACGTCTGTGAATTTTTTGAATACTCGACTGGTCGAGAATAAAAGAAGTCGGTGGCATTATTGCCAAGCAACTCCTCTTCAAACCAGATTGTATCTTTCAGTAGATTTTTGTCAACATCGAAAGCTTGTTTAAAGCCGATTTTTTCTAATGAGTCATTGATTCTATTTTTAATGAATTCTTTTAGGATAGGAGCGTTAAGACCTTTCTCTTGAATGCCGTTAACCATCCAATCGATAATTTTACTTTCGGCTTTAAAAGCTTGTTGAGCTTCATCAAGAACACGCTCTTCTAGCTCCTCATCAAAAAGCTCGGGATGCTCTTCATGAATAGTGTTGATGATTTTCATTCCAACTAAAGCGTGAACGTTCTCCTCATTACGGGTATACTTGACCTGTTGATCGGTATCCTTAAGAACGTTCTTAAAGCGAGCAAAGTGATTAATAATGTAAAATTGGGAAAACAGTGATACGTTCTCCACAAAAAGGGTGAATAGAATTAAAGCATAAACATATTGCTTCTTACTATTCTTGTAAAATTTATGCGTATACTTGCGAAGGTAGTTCACTCGACCTTCAATGAAGTCAAGTTTGAGATTCTCTTCAAAAACCTCTTCTAATCCAAGAACTTCTAAAAGTCGTTCGTAAGCGTTATTGTGAATAACTTCGACATTAGCCATGACAAATCCGAGATCACTAAAGGAGGGGTGAGGGAGGTTGTCTCCTAGCTTGCTCCAAAATTTCTTAACGGCAACTTCGATCTGGCCAATAGCCGAAAGAGTCCTGACGATAATCTCTTTTTCCTGCTCACTTAACACCACATTAAAGTCTTGTAAATCAGAGGTAAAACTGAATTCTTTATCTGTCCAAAACCCATTATGCATTGCTTCGATGAAATCTTGCGCCCAAGGGTAATTATCCGGTTTCCTGCTTACTTGCTCTTCAAAAATCATATCAAGGATAAGTTACACTTTAACCAGATTAAGGTTCATGTCAATTTCAAATTTTCTTATTTTTTTTGGTTGACAAGCTTTTTAATGTCTGTATAATAAGCGTTAACCGCTAAGAAAATCGGAGGTTACGTTTTCTTTTTTCGAAGCTTAACAATATCCATATACGTTACAGTTGCAGATAACGTTTGATTTATTATAATCTAATAAATTATATTATAATAAATAAGATTCTCTTAATTTAAAGTACAAATATTATGAAGACCGATCAGGAATTAATTAACGAGATCAAAGCATTTGGGGATGAGTCCAGTTTGATGGAAATCATAAACAGACATTCTGGTATTTATCACGTAATGGTGGATAAATTCTTATCTGGACAGGCGAACACCCAAGAGAGGCAATCTCTTATGGAAGATAAAGAATTTACAATATATAGTTCTGTAATCAAATTCGACCCAGATAGGGGTGCTAAATTCCCGACTTATCTAGCCCTTGAGACAAAATGGAAATGTTTAAACATTCTAAACAAAAAAGGGAAGTCCAAAGAATGCTCTTTTGAAGAAATGATTTTTGAACCAAAAAGCTCTGGAGGCTTTGAAGAATCAGAGAGGGAGGAGGTTTTTTCCTTGTTTAAAGAATTTGTGGATAAACAAAGTGACAAAAGAATGAAAAAAATATTTGACATTCGATACAATGGCTACCATAATAAGCTTACACCGTGGAAGACCGTTTCTAAGGAATTGGGGATGAGCATCCAAGGTGCAATCAATGTCCATAACAGATGTTTGGGCGAGTTCAAGAAAAAGCTAATTAATTATGTATAATACAATTACCTCAGTAGGATATCTGGTCAAAGACCCAGAAGTGAAGCAATTATCAGGTGGAAAAACCGTAGCGCGTCTTCGCGTTGGTATTTCTCCAAGTAATGCAAAAACAAAATGCTTCATTGATCTTGAGGTTTGGGACAAGACAGCAGAGATTGCTGCAAAGTATCTTACCAAAGGTCGTGAGTTCGTCTTCTCTGGACAACTTGCTATGGACACTTGGGAAAAAGATGGGAAACAAAACTCTCGTTACTATATCAAAGGAAGAGATGTGCAATTTCTGAATAGTGGTAAAAAAGAAGATTCGGCAGATGCACCAAGTGATGCTCCTAAAGAAAATTCTTCAGATCCTGCTGACGACGAAATTCCATTTTAAATGAGAATTCTAGTTGAGACACCCCTTAACCCTCTTAGCCTTGGTAATGTTGGTTTCAATGTTATCAAGGAGCTAATTGGGAAGGGGCATGATGTCGGAATCTGGCCGACAGGAGAAGTTGACCTGAAGGCGTATGAAGTCTCAGAAGAACTTAGTCAAAAAATACAACAAGGTATTACAAATAGATTTTCTTATCTAAGTAAAAATATACCTGTTCTCAGGATTTGGCATTTGAACGGTTCAGAAAATAGAAAAAATGAAAAACAGTACCTTTACACGTTTTATGAGTGTAATAATCCTACAACAGTAGAAAAATCACTCTGCGATGCCCAAACAAAAACGTTCTTCAGCTCCTCTTGTGCCGCTAATTTGTTTAGCAGCACTTCCATTCCTCTTGGTTTTGATAAAGAATTCAAAAGGACGGAAAAAGAATACTTGAATGGAGTCACCCATTTTGGTTTAATGGGTAAGTTTGAACATAGAAAGCATACCGCTAGAATTATTCAGGCTTGGTTAAAAAAATACGGAAACAATCCAAAGTATCAACTGTCTTGTTTAGTTAATAATCCCTTCTACAAGAAGGAGGATATGGATAAAGCCATCGATAATGTTTTGGGTGGAAAGAGATATTCCAATATTAACTTTTTACCTCATTTAGAAAAAAATTCTGAAGTTAATGAGTTTTTAAATGCAATCGATATTGACCTTACAGGACTGTCTGGAGCAGAAGGTTGGAATCTTCCTGCTTTTAACGCAACTTGCCTCGGCAAATGGAGCATTGTTCTTAATGCCACATCTCATAAAGATTGGGCTACTAAAGATAACTGCATCTTGGTTGAACCTTCGGGCGAAGTAGACTGTTATGATAACGTCTTTTTCAAAAAAGGAATACCCTTCAACCAAGGGAGTTTCTATGACTGGAAAGAAGAAGATGTCATTAAGGCGATGGAAGAAGCCGAAACAAAAGTGGGACAAATTAACACAGAGGGTCAAAAGTTAGCAGACACTATGACATATTCTGTCACTGTAGATGCTATAATGTCCTATATTATCAATGATTTTGATGTGGCATAGATACTGATAAACAAAATGCATAATGTATAATACTAATAACTACAGAATGACGGATGAAGGCAAAGTTTATATTTTTGAATATGAACTAGCTGGATTTACTAAAAAAGATGTTGAGCTTACAGCTAGAGAACTTAAGCATTGGACTTTACTAAGCGTAAAAGCCGAAAAAGACTCTAAGAATAGATCAACAACATTCAGGATGCCTAATAAAATTTCAATCGAAGAAATTTCATCAGAGATGAAAAATGGGCTATTGAAAGTGACTCTTCCAAAAGAAGAGGATAGGTCGCAAATCAACATCAAAGTTAATTAACAAAGAGGGGGGGTAGAAATACCCTCCTTTTTTATATATAATAAAACATGCCCTTATATACTTACAGACACCCCGACACAGACGAGCATAAAGACGTTTTTCAGTCTATGAATGAAGAGCATATCTATATAGATGGTTTTGGGGTCGAGTGGAAACGGGTCTATTTTGCCCCCAACGCTTCTATCGACTCCAACATTGATCCGTTTAGCCAAAGACAGTTTACGGACAGTACAGGAGGAAAGAAGGGTACTGTAGGAGACATGCTTGATTACTCAGAGGAGATGAGCCAAAGACGAGCAGAAAAATCTGGAGGATCAGACCCAGTTAAACAAAAATACTTTAACGATTACGCCTCTAAGAGAAATGGTCAGCGACATATAGCAGAGAAGAAAACTTATGAAAGTAAGAATGTTAAGGTTGATTATGATTAAAATCTACCTTTGGTAGCATTGTAAGTTTGTGCAATTTCTGATGCTGTTAAAGATTTATCGTAACAGTATAATTCAGATATTCTCCCATTTAAAAATTGATTATAGTTTGCCCCTGAATCTTCATCTGCACCTAAAACTGATGATGAGCCAGACGAGCTATCTACAAGAGACCCGCTAAAAGATTCTTGATGGAATAAACTTCCATCCTTATATATTTTTAGGGTAGAGCCGTCATAAGTAAAGCCTATAAATTTCCACAAGCCTGAGCTTAAGGAATTTGTTGAAGTGAATATTTTAGACTCTGTTAAAGGATCAGTAAATAAATCTAATCTAACCTTAATCTTTCCATTAGTATCAAAACCCAGACGTATACGTTCTGATGAACCTCCATTTGCAATTCTAAGATAAACATAAGGATTACCTACAAAAGAGTCTAGATATACCCAAGCGAAAATACTTGTCTCATTATTAACATGGGAACTTAACAATGGTGAACTCCCTCCAATATCAACCCTATCATTGGTCCCATCAAATTTAATACTACCCCCATTGTAGCGGGTCGCGCCCCCGGGAAAGTAATCATAAGCATCAAAAGATGCCCCATTTACAAGTGTCCCATCGTAACCATTAGAGCTTAAATCTTTCCATGTAGTTCCGCTTCCAGAATAAGATGACTTATCTGAAGCGTCGAAATGTGAAATCAATCCATCAATAACTATATTTTTACTTTTTTTAATTTTTAAGCCCATAATTTTAATTAGTAATCTCAAAGCTAAAACCTAAAGAATAGTTCATGCTCCCATTGACACCCATTTGGTAAGAAGAATTTTCAAGTTTTAAACCTTCAAATGAAAAAGTGTTTTGATACAGCTCTTCTGTATCTATAACCTGTATGTCAAAGTCGTATCCCGATTCGCTTGTAATCAAGGAAGAAATTTCTCCTGTAGCAAAACCAGAAACTAAAAACCCTAGGCTAACAGAAGATGTGATTGGGTATTGAGTTTTTCTACCATATGGGTAATCACTACCCAAACCAAATAGATCAACCCTTTTTATTGGAATACTGAATGAAAAAGATTGTAAATGAGCATCCCCGCTAATAGACGCTCCTCCAATTTGTAGATTCTGGAGTGTCACATTAACATCATTGGGGGAACATATAGGTGGATTAAGCCTACTTGTAGTATAGTAATAATCAAAACCGCTTACTTTCGCATTCTCTAGTTGGACCGCGCCAACATTTTGATTATCGCCAGATTGCAGATTAATAGCTGGATTCAGGGATGTGTCAAAAGTACCCTTTTCCATCCTAACATTAGAACATTTGTAAGAGGTGGATACAATAGGTAGAGACCCTACAGAAAAACCTAAAGAGTAATTTGTTAAAAAAGCGTTACCAACAGAAATAACTTCTGCATCAGTGGTCAAACCGCTTACTTCTGAACCCCCATTAACGATCATATCCGAAACTTGATCTTGATGATTAACTATGTAAAAATTTTGATCTTCATTCGTATAATCGTCGAAAAATCCAGTACCTGCATAAGATGAGTTTGAATCAACTAAACCTAATAGATTTTCGTTTAACATTGCTGGGCTATAGTGATAACTTATAGATAAATCAACATCTGGCATCCTAGTTATATCGTTAACAGCTAAACCCTTAGATCCAACCTGCTTTGACTTTTGCCTTTGCTGAGAGAAGCTAACACCCACGCTTTGAACAGCGCTCATGTAAGCGCCGCTCATATCACTCCCAGTTCTATCATCAGTTGTAAACGCTGGTCTTTGACCAGCAATCACAATTGAATTATTACTCTTTAAAATATCTCTAGCCATTTTAATTTTCTTTTATTACACCTAAAACATCCTCAATAAGAGTTACTTCTAAGTCGTGAGAGTTTTTATACTTCCATGTATGCGACCACTCAGGGCAGTACATAGCTTTCGGTCTATTATAAATAGACGGGATATCATGTCTAAAGTTTCTGTAGCCTCCTTTATTTTCTAAGAAATGAAGCATAGCTTTCAATTGCTTGTCTGTTATACTAGTAAACTTATAACTTATAGGAAATGATGCATTATTATCTTTATTTTTAATCCTTAAAGGGAAAGAATTCTTAAAAAGTAATTGGTCGTTTTTTAAATCGACACTGTTCTGTAAACCAATATCAGGCTCAAAGAAGAAATCCTGTGACCACTTAGACTCTTGTCCCGTTGGTCCATCTACGCTTCCCACTGAGGAATCGTGATTTTCTGTAGAGTAATAAAAATTATCTAGCTTATTAGTATTAACGCCTGAATAAATTATATCATACTTCTCATAACTAGTGGAGGTTGCCCACTCCTGAAAACCATAATTCAAGAAAGTCATACCTGACCAGTTTAAGAGGTTAGGGGCTTGATCAACAGTCAGGTTTGATGCAACCTCATAATGTTGATTATTCATATGGTTCACTGCATAATTATCACAAACTCCAGATAATTTCTGATAAATGCCAGAGTTATCTATATTGAATTCAAAAAGATTCGAACCATTTTTACTCTCAATAAAAGCGACAAGGCTTTTAGCGTTTGCTTCATTAACATCATACCTGACATCAAAAGTAGCGCTTAGACTATTTAAAGAATCAGGTAATCTATTTGTATAAAAATCATCCGTATCATAAGAAAATAATTTGGAGGAAAAAGAAGCCTTAGATCCATATACAGGAGTTAATTCTAATCCAGAATAATCCGCCTGTATTGTTACCCCAGATATATTTGAGTCTCTATTGTAGAATAAATCAGAAGCCATGACCAATATAATTTAAATTTAATTTCAAAGAACCGTCTGCCGAAGCATTTAAACTTTCGCTAACTAAAGATGCATTTGGAATACTGAGAGTTTGAATAGCAGCACCAGTTCTGCCCTGTATAGCAAAAGAAACTGTTTTATTTTCCCTATTATCCAAAAAGTTATAACCACTCTCAAGAAAAGCGTCATCTACATCGACTTGAACTTGAGCAGTGTACTCTAAAGGAGCAATGAACTCGATAGCTGAAGAGCTTCTTTTCCCGATAGTAAAATGTTTTTTCCTCAACGAGTTTACCGAATAATCAAAACCTATAACTCTATTCGAAGATACGTTATCGCAAGTTATACTTATAGAGCCTTGACTTGGTATGTCTATAGTAGGATGAGAAACAGAACCAGAAGCACTTTGACCACTTCTTAATTCATCAACAATATCAAACTGAGCGCTCACTTTAGGGACAGAACCCACTGCACAATTTACAGAGTAATTATTTAAATAACCACTTTCAAAACCATAAGACCCACCATTGTAATGGATACTGCCAGACATATTAACGTCTCCAGTATAACTAATGATTGGGTCATTATAAATCAAATATCTAGAAAAAGAAACCTTTTGATTGGTAGGTCCACCATTGACAGTTAAACCTTCTGTAGCTCCAAGCGGTTTAATTATATTCGATGAATTTGAATATGAAATACTAGCATTATCAATCCCAGACAATTCCTGACCAGAAATAAAAATCCTTACTTCATCATTTAATCTTGCATCAAACATTACTTCCTAAGTTGCCCTCCGAGTCTTTTTTCATCTGTAATTACTTGTTTAACTACTGTTTTTATCTTCTCACTTAATTCTCTTTGTTTTTCGTTTGCGTCTTGTCCACCTTCATTTTGCTCTTGTCCAGTCGATCCGTTAATTGTGATATTAATATCACCAGCTTTACCAGATTCTTGAGTCACAGTTATAAGCTCTTCCATCTTAGCTACAAGTTCAGCTGAATCACCCCCTGACGCAGAACCACCAGCGTTAGCTGCTGTTAAATTATCAGCACCAATTCTTTGAGTCGCAGCAGAGTTCATGACGAACTCGCCACCAGAAAGCATGGCGGGAACTGTATCAACTCCTCCAGCAGCAGGGATTAAGCCTCCTGTAGCATACCTCCGCCCCCTGCGGCTATATGGCGATATAAAAGCGCTCGATTTCTTTGGCCCAAACATTGATGGTAAGACCATTCCGGTTTGCATCGGCCCCCCTGTATATGAGTCGGGTAGAGAGTCGCTTGAGCTTGAACTAAATATTGGGGCAGCAATTGAAGTAGCACTTGACCCAGTGGCTCTTGATGCAGTTGCGCTTGGCCCAGTGGCGCTAGCGGTCTTTTCATTATATGATTTAAAATCCCCCCCTCCAAGAGCTTGGCTAAAATTACCAGTAAAAAGATTCTTTAAACCGCCCACATTAGCCATACTCCCATCAGCAATTTTCATTTGACCACCAACTCCAATTCCTTTTAGTCCTGCTAAAACGTTTTTTCCAAGACCGCCACCATCAGCTTTACTACCTTGGAACCCAGCTTGAAACCCTTTAGCCATTGAACTCACACCAACGCTAACAGCGGCACTAATCAATGATCCCTTAATAGAGTCCATTAAGGCTTTTTTTCTAGCCTTTTCTTGTTCTTCCGCTTGT